GCCAGCAAGTTGGGGCATCGAGAACGCCCCGGGGTTAAAAGTTGGGCCGCTGCCGCCAAAAGCGGCTGACCCGGCAGAGCTACCTGCGCTTTGAATGCCGCCAACTGCACCTAGCGCCTTAAGGATCGTTTGCAGGATGATCATTGTGATTTGCTTTGCAATGATCTGCGCAGCCATCTCAAGGAACATATCCGCAACCGACTTGAAGAAGCTACCTAATGCTTCCTTAGCGGTCATGCTGCCATCTATTAAGCCTTGGAATGATTGCGCAAAAGCATTGCCGATGCCTTCAGCGGATGTAATAGCAATGTTGCTGATGCTGGTGAGATCAGTAATTTCCTTTTTAAGTGTGGCGATCTTTTCGGTGATGTTTTGCTGGTCTGTTTTTGGTGCCGCCAACTCAGTCTTCTTAGCGGTAATAGTACCAATCTGCTCAGGCGTAAACCCTTGCCCGCGTAATTTAGCAATCTCCGCTTCAAGCCGTAGTTGTTCACGCGCCTGTTCAGTAGTAGCAGATTTAAGCGCCAGCTCTAGGTCAAGGCCGGCGATGATTTCGTCAAATGATTTGGTGCGCTCATTATCGATGCGTTGCATTTCAAGCGCTGTTTCTTGCCTTGCAGATGCAATTTCGCCTTCCGCTTTAGCGAGAATCTTTTGCTGCAACCGTTGATCGGTAATGCCATCCAATGATTGCGCGGTGGATTGGATGATCTGAATGATGCGTTCCTCACCTTGGAGTCTGGCTTGCAACTCTTTGTTGCCATCCATCTCAGCTTGGAACTGCAGCTCTTTGATAGTTGAGATCTGCGCGTTTAATTCAATTTCACGCGTCAACCCACGCAGCCGTTCTTGGATCTGCTGCTCCGCTTGCGCTGCTTGCTCTGCTGCCCGCTTAGCATCGTTTGCAGCTTTGTCTGCGCCGCCTCCTGCTGCACGGCCGCCGCCGCCGCCTACAGTGGCGCCCACAGGCGTGCCCATCGCAGTAGCCGCCGTTGCTGCTGGCGTGGCGGCTGTGCCGGCTTTCACGTCAGATTGCAGTTGACCTCGCTCGCGGCGCAATACGGCTAGGTTGCGATCAATGCTGCCGCGTTGACGGCCGCTTGCCGTCTGCCGCTGGCCTTGGAGCCCTGCAATCTGCGCATCCTTTTGCGCTAGTAACTTGCTAGCGGCAGCAACCTCAGCAGCACCGCCGCCTCTAGCTGCACCGCCTACTTTTTGAGATTCACTGCGATAGCCAGCAAGTGCTACTGCAGCAGCGGTCACACCTGCCGCCAATGCAATCCACGGCCCAGCGGCTGCCAAAGTGGCAAGAGACAACCCTCCAAGTAATCCAATTGTTGCGCTAATGGCAGGCGCCAGTGCAACAAATGCAGCAGTTAATCCTGCTGCCGCAGCTATTAAAGTTTTAACTGGCCCTGGCAACTGACCAAACAACCTAAGCAACTCAGTTGCTACTTTTACTACCGGCACAATTGCAGGTAGTAACTCACTGCCCATTGCGTTGCTTAATGCTTGCGTTGAATCCTTAAATTCTTTGAACCGTTGCGCTGGCGACAATGCAAGCAGTTCGGAGATTTTGCCTTTATTTTCTTCAAAGCCTTTTGCTAAAGCGTTGATCAATACATCAGATGTAATCTTGCCTTCGCTGCCAAGCTGCTTAAGTTGACCAACCGTTACGCCCATTTCATTAGCAACCAGCTTCAAGATGCCAGGCACTTGTTCGGCAACACTGCGGAATTCATCGCCTTGCAGCCTGCCGCTGCCTAATGCTTGGCTTAACTGCAAGAATGCTCCGCTAGCTGCTTCGGCTGATGCGCCGCTAGCTAATGCAACAGCATTGAAACCTTTGTAAACAGTTTCGATCTCCGCTAAGCTAGTACCTAATGGCCGCAACCTAGCGTATACATCAGCAACGCCAGCCGCTGCTTCTACTTGCGACTGGCCAAATGTCTTTGCTGATTGCGCAACAAATTGCTGCACGCGCTCAGTTTCGCCGTACTCCCTAGACAGCAACTTCAGCCGCAACTGCAACTGCTCTGCTGCAGCAGCGCCGCGCACCATGCCCGCGACTAAGACGCCAGCGCCGATGCTTACCAGCGCCCCGCGCAGTCCGCCAAGGGCAGAGCCAAGCCTGCCTTTTATCCCTATGCCTTTTTCTTCTTCTCTATTCGCACTCCTAAGAACAGCTTCATATTGCTTGATCTGTTGTCCTGCTTTTTGATAAAGCGCCCCGTTAAATTGGACCTTTGACTGCACATCACGCAATGCAGCAATTTGTGCTTTTATTGCAAACTCAGTGTTTTTTACCTTAGCCGCAAATACACCTTGAACAGTAGATGCTTTTGCAAAACTGCCTTGCTGCGCTTCAACTATAGATTTGACAGCCTGAGCCCTAGCTTGCAGATTCTTAAATCCATCTGCAGCGCCAATTGATCCTTGCCGAATTGCAGCAAGTTGTGCGGTGACGCCGCGAGCGTCTAGATTTACCGCGACATTAGCGACAACCGACACAGCCGACCTACCGTCTTCGTTTCATTCTACGCTCCTGCTCTTCGTTTTGCAGCTCAAAATATGCTGACCACAGCAGCAGTTCTTCCATGGTCACTTCTTGATTGAGCCGGACTAGCGAGTAGCCCAGCTCTTTTGCGATACTAAGCTGCAACAGCAGCAGGTTATCTTTACTTAGCTCCCGCTTTAATGCTTTTCATATCTACCTCTACCTCTTCAGGGTTGGTGATAATCGCAAGCATCAGTTGCTGCAGGTCAGCATCAGCTACTTCATTCTTTAGCACGGCCGCATCACCTGTTGCAAATAACCGCTGCCCTGTTTCATCACTGGCCTTCATGATCAGCAGGTTCAAAGCAAACCCATTGGCATCATCACCGCCGGGCATCTTCTGCGCACGTTCGCGTTCGGCCATTGTAAGCGGCGCCGCCCACATCTCAAAGCTGGTGCCATCACCCAGGGTAACGGCACGCTTTACAGGTGTGAGGTTAGCTGCTTTCTTGAGCCTAGTTAATGCGGAGCTTGTCATACAGTCGTACTGAAGTCAAATGTAGGAGCGCCAGATGGGCGGAAGGTAATTTCTACCTGCTGGGCATCATCTGGGTTGATGTTAAGGCTAGCACTAAGGAGTACCGCATCCATTGCGATGCTGCGGCTCAGTGCTTCGGTGCCTTGCTTGTCGGTGTACAACTTGAAGCCGCAACCTACTTGCTGGCGCTGGAGCACGTCTTCCACCATCCGGTTGGACAGTGCCACGTCCTCGTTGGTGACGTAGACGGTAGCAGTGCCGGTACCATCAGCAAAGCCAGGGATGTAGGCGCGGAATGGCGCATACTGCCCAGCAGTTTGGCCGATGGTGGTTACGTCAATCTCAGCCCTAGAAATCTCAAAGCTCCATGACTGCACCTGGCCAACAGCGGCGTAGGCGGCATATGCAACTTGGAACTCGTTAGGGCTAACGGCAGTGCCGTCATCCGTAATGTCAAGGATGGAGCCACCAAGAGTTGCCGATACGGTGAGCGCACCGGTTGCAGCGGTGTATGTCAGCACGTAGTAGGTGGTAGCGCCAGTGATGCCAGCAGGCAAGGTGCCGGTACCGCTACCGCCGGTTTGGCTATCAACAACCGAGAATACAACCGGATCGCCAGCCTTTAGGTTCAGGTATGGCTGAATGACAATGGTATCGGTGCCAGCCGTAACGCCAGCTTCCGGGAAGGTGCCGGTGGTGCCAGCAGGCTTGTAGTAGAGAGCGCCGGACGTACCGGACAGGACAGTGATGGCCATTTTGTGAACGGTAGTGGCTGCGCTTAGTCTACATACGCTTCAAACGTGATCGTAAGTTGCGTCTGGTAATACGGCTCCGGTGCTGATGGTACCACCTGCGATGGGCCAGATGCGGCATCAAAGATGATGCCTGACACGGTTTGACGATCAAATAGATCCTTGATGCGCTCTGCAATGGTGAAGTTTAACGCCGCACCTTGCGACTGCTGGGTAAATACATTCACCACTAACACACCGTTTTGGCGGTTGAAAGATTTCAGCGTGGCATAGGCATTGTCGCCCAGCCGCAGAAACACCTGCAACCATGGGCTGTTGTTAGGTGGCGTGAATGGGATGTTCTGATAGCTGACTGGGTATGTTGGCGCCTTGGCCAGCTCCGCTGCAATGCGGCCCTCGATGGCGGCGCGGATGTCGTTGTAGGTGCTGGTCATGACTCCCTGCCGATCTTGG